CCTTCCCAGAATTTAGTAGAGCAAAACATGTGGTGGAAAGTTTTGAATTACCAACAAATTGGCCGCGAATACGTGCCGCTGACTACGGGTATGCGAGTCCTTCTTGTGTCCTGTGGGGTGCTATTGATTGGGATAACAATATATGGATTTATCGTGAATTGTACGTAAAACAGTTGACAGCAGAACAATTAGCTGATAGAATACTAGAAGCAGAGCAGCTCGACCCTTTACCCCACTATACAGTACTTGACGCTTCTTGTTGGAACAAGACAGGCTTTGGTCCTTCCATAGCAGAAACGATGATGAGATGTGGAGTTCGTTGGACACCCTCTGACCGTAATAGAATACAAGGCAAAATGGAAATACATCGTAGGCTTGCTGATGACCCAAGAACAGAAGAACCGAGATTACGAGTGTTTTCTAATTGTAGCAACACTGTCAAGCAATTGGCAGCAATTCCTCTTTCCAAAACTAACAGCGAAGACGTAGACACTAAAGCAGAAGATCACGCATATGATGCTCTAAGGTATATGATGATGACAAGGATGACAGGATATGCTTCGATTCATCAAACGCTTAATGGCATCAAGGCTCAAGTCTATCAAGTACAGAATGAAACATTTGGATACTAAGTAATGGCACAAGACGACAATTATTTATTAAGTAAGTTTAGAGATAAAACTTTGACAATAGGCGATGCTTTGACTGTAGATGCTATTACAGTTAAAACTATAGATAAGAGACTAGGCAAAGTTAAAGACCCCGATGCCAAGAGAACATCCTTAAAAAATACTCTAACTAGTCTTGGGTATTCTATGAATACACCCTATACCACAGTTAATAGTCTTGAATTTTTAAAAAAATTAGACACGGAAGGAACAAACGGTCCTTTTAGAAACCTTAAAACTGTAGAAATAGCTCTAGCAAATTTAGGTGCAGTTAATCTACTACCAGATGGAAGTTCTGCATTTGATAATTACAATAATACATTTGTAGGTTCAAGTGGAAGAGCCAATGCAATGCAGAAAACTGGTCAGCTTGAAAACAACAAACAACCTAGAAAATCCAGAGCATTTGATAAAATCCCAGCAGGTAAAGTTGCTTTTCCTAACATAATATCATCTATAAATAATATTAACGACCCAGATGTAAAAGGTCTTATATTTCTAAATGCAATGATTCCACACAGACCCGGAGAGATTGCAAATTTAAAATTAAATGAGATTGATTTTAATAGAGGATTTATAGGAGGAGATGCCAAGCTTCAAAAGGGAGATGTTGGTTTTAGAGTCACAAAGAATAGAAACTCTGTAGATGTTCCTGAGTGGCTTACAGAATGGTTAAAAACTGAAAGAGACAGAACTCTAGCTAGAGATCCAAATGCTAAGTTTTTATTTAATCCACCTGAAGGTTCAAAATCTAACCTAGTAGACTTAGCACGAGCAGAAATACAAAAAAAGGGAGGGTTAGCTGATCTTTTTAAAAGTGAAGAAACATTATTAGGAAGAAATATAAAAGGGCTAAAAGACCTTCAGAAAATAATACCATCTATATTAGCTACTGAGTTAAAACAAAAAGACGCAGCCAAAGCTTTGTTAGGACATACAACCTTTGATGGCTTTGCTAACTCAATGGCTGATATGTCAGATACATACTATTTATCTCCCGTAGATACAATAGACGAATCCAAAAGTAAAGCAGCTCTTAAGGTGTTACACAGTGGATATGCTGAAGTATTAGGCTTAGAAAGTTTAAATGAATTACCAGCAAAAGCAGGCTACTCTGTTCCAACTTTAACTGAAGAAGGAACAACTAAGTACCTTATCATACAAAAAGGACAAAAAGATAAAGGCTTTCTTGCATCTAAACAAAACAATGTAATGACACCTGTTGACAAAGAGCAAGCTGCTCTAAGTCTTAAAGAATCAAAAGCTCAATCACAAGCAAATATTGCAAAACTTGGAAAACAAGAACAAACTGATTGGAAACAAATATTAGAGTTAGAAAAAGAAAATATTCAAGCAGACTTAGAATTAGAGTCTGAAAGAATAGAAGCTGAAAATGTAAAGAAGGATTTAAGACAAGAGAACAGAGCAGCAAAAATTGAACAAAAGAAAAAAGAAGCTGTAGCTTTGAGAAAAGAAAAGATAGAAGATGCTAAACAAAAATTAAGAGAGATGAAAGCAAAAGGTATTAGAGTTTTTGGTAGTGGTGTAAAGTCTGTGGGCATAGGTCCTATCGGTACTCTTGCTACAGCAACTGTTGGTTCTATTATTGCTCCTGATCTGTTTGCTGAAACAATGCAAAAGAATAAAATTGCAGAGATGGAAAAATCAAATGATTTAGGAACATTGTTTAGAAAGGGAATGGTTGCCACTGGTGAGGGTATATCAAAACTAACAAATTCTGATTTTACAGGTAGAGAGATAGCTTCAGGAGTAGAAACTGCAGCACGTATAGTTGATCCCGGAATAGAATTAGCAGGAGACTTTTTAGCATCTTCCTTTCTTACAAAAGATGCAGGAGAAGGTTCTGATTACACTAAAGATGTTGAACCTGCTGCAAATCAAGAAGAAATGATGCGATCAATACAAAATCCACAACTACAAGCTGTGGCTGATGATGAAAGACAACTACAAGCACAAATGAATAGACAAAATTTAACACAAGATTTCAGAAGCGAAGCTGAAAGAAAGAGTGGTCTGTCTTTAGAAGACCAAATGAAAATTTTACAACAACAAGGGGGAGCTAACTATGCCCGATAATAACTATAACTACGGTGCTTCATTTATAATGGGTTCTGACAAAACATCCTACGATGCAGCAGATGCACCATTGACTCGTGAAGCTGCAGACTTTGACACAACGATGGGTAATTATGATTTACAATCTGACATGCCAAAGAAACAATCTAAACCAACAGTAGAAGCATCTCTATTTAAAATGGCAGAAGACAAGAACTACTTTAGCTAGGAGTTAACATGGCTGACAATTTTCTCCAGCCGCCTGATGAAACGGTAGCTGAAATACAGAACCCAGAAGAGAACCTTCCGGGAATAGCTGGATATGTGCGTAGTAAATTTGAAAGTGCTGAGAACGGAAGATACACTCACGAACAAAGGTGGTTATCATCCTACAAAAATTTCAGAGGTATTTACGACACAAGCACTCAATATCGTTCTTCAGAAAAATCTCAAGTATTTGTACGAATAACAAAGACAAAGGTTCTTGCTTCTTTTGGGCAGATAACAGATATACTGTTTGCTAATCAAAAGTTTCCTATCAATGTTGAGTCTACTCCTGTGCCTGAAGGTATAGCTGAGTTTGCTCATCTTACAACTCCCCTAGATGAGATGGAACAAGAGCCTGATCCTTATGGGTTTCCCGGAGATGGAAGACAAGTTGAAGCAGGTGCATTAGATTTTTTAGGTGGATTACAAGAAAAATATCAGAACGTTCCTCTTAGCGAAGGACCGTCTAAGCTAGGAGAGCCACAAATTAGTCCTGCACAAGAAGCAGCATTAAATATGGAAAAGGAAATACAAGATCAGTTACTTGATACTAATGCAGTAAATGTTCTGCGTACAGCTATCTTTGAACAAATACTGTTAGGCACAGGTATTATCAAAGGTCCTATGATGAAGAACAAAAGAATTCATAGGTGGTCTAAGGATGAACAAGGACAAAAGTTCTATGATCCTTATGATATGGTATGTCCAGAAATACAATCTGTATCGTGTTGGGATTTTTTTCCTGATCCTTCTGCTACAAATATAGATGATGCTGAATACGTTATACAAAGACACCGTATGACAAAGCAACAACTACGTAACTTATCTACTTATCCGTATTTCAATGTAGAAGCTATTGAAGAAGTTATTGCTAAAGGTGCTAACTATCAAGATAAATACTACGAAGATACAATTAGAGATGATGAGACAGAGCCTAACTATAATACAAACCGATATGAGATATTAGAATATTGGGGAGTTATGGACAAATCATTTGTAGACGAAGCAGGTGGAGAAGTAACTGCTGATATGTCTGACATGCAACAACTACAAGTAAATGTATGGGTTTGTGGAGGAGAAGTAATTAGATTTGTACTTAATCCATTTACTCCTGCTAGAATACCTTTTCATGTTTTTCCGTATGAAATAAATCCTTATCAGATGTTTGGAGTGGGTGTTCCTGAAAACATGGAAGATGCACAGCTTCTTATGAATGGTCACATGAGAATGGCTATTGATAATCTAGCACTTGCAGGTAATCTTGTGTTTGATGTAGATGAAGCAAGTTTAGTTCCCGGACAAAACATGGACATCTTTCCCGGAAAGATATTCCGAAGACAATCTGGGGTAACAGGAACTGCAATTAACGGTCTTAAGTTTCCAAACACTGCTCCTGAAAACATACAGATGTATCAGATATCTAGACAATTAGCTGATGAAGAAACAGGCATACCCTCTATCATGCACGGGCAAACAGGAGTTAGCGGCACGGGTCGTACTGCTGCAGGTCTATCTATGTTGATGGGTGGAGCTAACTTGTCTATGAAAACAGTTATAAAAAATATAGACGATTATCTACTTAAACCTTTAGGCGAAGCATACTTTCAGTGGAATATGCAGTTTAATGAAAGATCACCCGATATCATTGGTGATTTGCAAATTAAACCAAGAGGTACAGCTTCTGTTATGCAAAAAGAAATACGAAGCCAAAGATTAACAGCGTTGCTACAAACAGTGTCTAACCCTATGCTTGCTCCTTTTGTTAAGATACCTAATCTTATAAGAGAACTTGCTATATCTCAAGACATTGATCCTGACAGTCTTGTTAATGATGAAAACCAAGCAAAAATATTTGCAGAAATATTGAGAGGTCTAAATGAATTACAGCAGGCTGAAGCCACTCCTCAACAACCCCCAAGCATGGGCGGCTCTGGAGGAGTACCTCAAACACCAGCAGACGGTAGTGTTCAAGGCACTGACGGTGGCACAATCGGAGTCGGAGCTACGCCAATTGCAGGGGAAGGCGGCTTTACTGGAAATGCTCCTACTTCTGAACAACCAATACAATAAGGATAACAATGGCAATAGATAAAAATGCTATTCCTAAAGAAAAAAACTCAATATCTTTATTTGGGCAAAAGAAAAAATCCCAAGCTGAAAAGATAGTTGACGAGTTATCTAATAAGAATACACCTGCAAAAATTATAAGACTTGATAATGGTACAGAAAAAGTTATTAATCTTGTAAACGGTAAAACTGTATATTCAGGAAAAATAGAAACTAAAGACAATTCAGTTGGTAATCAACTAAACGAATTGTTAAGTAACAGAAGATATCCAGTTAGTATTTCAGGCACTGGCGATCCGACATACTATGATCCTAACGATCCAGCAAATGAGTATATGGATACCCCATCTGCAGTAAGAGAAACTTTTGATGGACAAGGAGTTACCTACACTGGCAGGGGAGGTAGTTATACTTTTAGTGAAACACCAACAACTGATGTATACAGTGAAGGTTATTTTCCAGAAGAGGACAATCTACCATCTGACAGTGTTGTAACAACTAAACAACTTTTTGGAGATGACACTAACTATGTGCCTAACACAGATTATCCACGCAGGAATACCATTATAGAAAATAAATTAGATGAAGATCGCAATTTCTTACAAAGAACAGGCGATAATATTATGAAAGTTTTTACCCAATTAAAAACTCCAGTTCAAGTTAGCATTGATCCTGTCACAGGAGAAAATGTTGCTAGGTCTGTACCTATGGTAGGTGCAATTATGGATTCAGCAACAATTATGTCTCCAATGTCAGGTATGGGTGCTGCTATGGGTACAGTATCAGATAAACTTTTAGAAAGACAAGAATCAGATGCTCGATTTGCAGTTGAAGGATTTAGTGGGTATGCAGCAATACAAGCAATTGATTTAGGTACAGGTGAGCCTGTTACTATAACTGCTAGTCCGGGATTTGGTGGAACAGTTTCTACTAATCAAAATGTAGTAGGACCACTAGCATACAACGGATCAGTATTTGCAGATGCTACTGCTGTAGCTGCTGAAGCTATTAAGCCTACAACGCCTACAGTAACAAGTTATGCTGACAGATTATATAGAACTAGTCCTCGTGCTGAAGAAGGACAAAAAGAAATAGGAAGACCTAAAGTTCAGGTTAATCCTCTTGCAAATAGAGGAGAATACAATGATCAAACAGGTGAAGTTAATCTAGGAGCAGGAAGGTTTGGACAAGTAACAGGAGCTTATCTAAGTGATGATGGTACATATCAATTTACAACAGGAAGATCAAGTTTAGTCACAGACAGCAAGGGTAACCCTGTAACTACAGGTACAGGAATTGTCTACAGTGGTCTTAGAGGAAATATTGTAAGTTCTGATACATTACCTGACAACATAAATCTATTAGGTGGTATGGAAAGTGGCAATATTAAAACTGATGATTTTACTTTAGGTGCAATTGCAGGAACACAAGATTACATAGATCAAAATACAAATTTTAATTACAACTATCCGACTATAGAGGATTATAGTACTAGCTCTCCACTTGATTTAGTAGAAACAGAATTTTATTCAAATGATTCAATAGGAAATTTAACAGAATCTGGAGTTACCTACAGTGGTCCGGGTGGCACTGCCACTTTTAGTGAGACGTTAGATTCAGATGTATACAGTGAGGGTGATTTTGATTTAGACTTTGATAATACATCTATGCCAATAGATAATGAAGCAGGCGATGTGACTTATGGTGTGACTGATAATATATATTCTAACTTCCAAGACTCTAATCAGTATCAAGACAATAACGATAGTGATAATAACGATAGTGGTGGCACAGGAGGTGCAGGCTCTAGTGATATGGGATTTTCTACTGCTATGGGAGGTAGAATTGGTAAACAAGAAGGTGGTGTAGCTTTTCCACAAGGCGTATCTCAAATTGTGCAGGGAGCAGGATTTATTGCACCACAAGGAAACGCAACGGATCAACAAACTATAGCCGATGATATACCAATGGAAGCAGAAGAGGGTGACTTTATAATCAACGCACCTGCTGCTGAATTTGCAGGAAGACAGGACATTGTTGACATGATTGTAAAAGCAATTAACAGTCTTAGAGAAAAAGGTGTTGACATTCAGTACGGAAATCCTAAAATACCAGTAGAGAAGAGTGTAAAACTAGCTGTATCTCGTAATGAAGTATATGTACCTAAAGTAGTAGCCGAAGAGATAGGCTATGACAAATTACAAAAAATAAATAAGCGTGGGCAAAAAGAAGTTCAACGCAGACAAGAAGAAGCACAAAGTCAAGCTGCTCGTGGTGGGTTTGTAAGTAAAGCAAAGGGTGATGTTGTTGTCGGTGATAAATCTAATATTATGGGTGCAGACGATAGTAATTTTTTACAAGATTTAGGTAGGTTTGTTGTTGATGAGTTGGGTGACAAAATAAAAGGATTTATATCCCCACGAGAAGAACCTACACCAGTAAAGAAACAAGAAGATAAAAAGTTACAAGAAGAAGAAAAGTTTCCAGAAGCACCTCCACCAAAAGATTTAAGATTCTTTGGAGAAAAATACCCTCTACTTACTCAAGCGTTAGAAAGAGTTGAAACTGGAGATGCAAACCTTAATGTTCAAACAACCAAAAAGTTTAAAGAAAATCCTTATAGATTTACGCAGGTAACAATTAAAGGTCCTAAAGGTTCTTCGGCATTTGGATTGCGTCAATTAACTTACACGGGTATGCAAGATATTCTGCGAAAGCACAGCGATACTCTAAATCCTTCAGAATTAAAATATGCAAAAGAATTTATTGATATGGGCAAACAACGAGTAAATTTTGAAAATACTAGAAACAGAAAAACTCCATTTGTCTACGAAGGCTCTGATGATGATAGAATAAAAATATCAATAAAAGATAAAGCAGACAAGTTAGGTATATCCACACAAGAATATATAAGAAGACTATCTCCGTTGGGTGAAGGTTTGATTCCAACATCTGCACACAGAAAACATTATAATACATTTGCTGACATATTTTTTAAAGATAAATTAAAGCAAGGAAAATCGTTAGACGAAAGTCTTGGATTGTACTACGGAAGTAGAGACCCTGAAGCTAGGAAAAATTACGTAAGAAAATTTAAAGATGCTTTAGGTCAAATAAAAACAGGCGTTAAGGAATTACCTACTATTGAACCAAAGAAAAGGTTACCAATACCTCCACTTCCAACGTCTAAACCTAAAGAAATTCAATCCGAACCTAACACACAATCATTTCTATCCCCAACTATGGGATAAGATTTCGTCAGCTACCCAGTAATATCTGGCCCTGACATCCGAAGCAGCTACCCACAGCCATGTGGCACTGCAATATATGAGGTAATAACAATGGCAAAACAAGTAAAAGGTGCAAGAGCTAATAAACCTAATGACTCCTTTGGAGTAGTAAACAATCCAAATCTTTATAAAAACAAATACCGAGAGGAAGTTGATAAAGAAGACGAGGATGAAGTAGAGCAACAAACTGAACTGGCCCCTGAAGAAGAATCTGAAGCTACGCCAAAAAACGAAGGTTTTGCGAATACTGAAAAAGAAGGTGAAAGTGATGCCTATAAGAAACGTTATGATGATTTAAAACGTCACTATGACAAGAAACTAGACGAGTGGAAATCAGAACGTGAAGCTCTGGAAGCTGCTAATAAGGTTACGGATACTGGAGTGCAAATGCCAACAACTCCCGAAGAAGTAGTGGAGTTTAAACAAAAGTATCCTGATGTGTACAAAGTTGTTGAAAGTGTTGCTTCAATGCAAGCAGAGCAGAAGACAGGTGATCTTAAAGAAAAGATTGACTCTCTTCAGCAACGTGAAGAAAATTTAGTTGTACAGAACGCATACTCTGAGCTTTTAACTGCTCATCCTGATTTTCAGGATATTAAAACAGATGAAAAGTTTTTAGAGTGGCTAGATGAACAACCAACTTCTATAGCAGACGGCATATACAAAAACAACAAAGACGCAAAATGGGCAAGCCGAGTATTAGACTTGTACAAAGCAGATGTAGGCATAGCATCTAAAAAAAGTACTTCGACCAATAAACAAAGTGCTGCAGAGGTTGTAAAATCACCAAAAGTTCGTGAAATTTCAGACTCTAACAGCAACAAGAAAATTTGGAAGATGGAAGACATCGCCAAACTGAAATCGTGGGAGTTTGAAAAGCTTGAAAAAGAAATAGACTTAGCACGAGCAGAAGGGCGAATAACTCAATAAACTAACCTCAAATAGAGGAAGGATAATAAAATGGCTTTTACTACAAGTTCAGGGTATGGAAATTTACCGTCAGGTAATTTTGCTCCCTCAATTTTTAGCCAAAAAGTTCTTAAGTTCTTCCGTAGAGCTTCGGTTGCAGAAGATATTACGAATACCGACTATACTGGCGAAATTGAAAACTTTGGCGATACCGTTAACATTATGAAAGAACCAACACTCACTGTGTCTGCGTACCAGAGAGGTTCTGTTGTTAACCCTCAAGACTTGGCTGACGATCAAATAACATTGACCGTTGATCAAGCCAATGCTTTTGCATTTAAGATTGACGACATCGAAGAAAGACATTCACATGTCAACTTTGAAGCGTTAGCAACTTCTTCAGGTGCATACGCACTAAAGAGAAAGTTTGATGCAAACGTTCTACAAAACCTGTCAGATGCCGCTGGAATTGCAGCTTCTGCAGTATCAGGTACAACTTTAACAACTACTGCTGCGGCAGGTGACATAGGAACAGCTAATGCTCCTATCAATGTTGAGACAGACGACAATGGTATCAATATGATGCTTGCGATGGCTAGACTTCTTGACGACCAATCTGTTCCTGAAGAAAACAGATGGTTTGTAGCACCTCCGATATTTTATCAGAAAGCTTTTCAAGCTGGAAATAAAATAGCTGAAGTAAATATAACAGGCGACCAAACTTCTGCATTAAGAAATGGTTTAGCAACTGTTGGTACTTTAGCAGGTTTTAGATGTTATAAGACTACTGCCTTAAATAGCACTGGTGGAGTTGACCAAGTAACATTAACAGATGCGTCAGCTACATTAGCTACAGATGCTTCTGAGAATGTTGTTCTTGCAGGTCACATTTCTGCTATGGCTACAGCGTCTCACATCGCTAAGACTGAAGTGGTACGTTCAACTGAATCCTTCTCTGACGTTGTTCGAGGATTGCATGTTTTTGGAAGAAAAGTCCTAAGACAAGAAGCAATTGTTCGTGGCGTTATAGATTTTGCATAGGGGGAATAATTAATGGCTACTTTTGATCACACCATAACTGGTGGGGGAACTGTAGGTCACCCTGCTCACGCAATCAGACCTTACATCATGCAGTCTAAAATATTTGATGCTGCCGATGACAACCTTACAGCTAACGATGTCATCAAGGTGATTGACCTTCCTGACAACTCCATTGTTCTTGGTGGTTGCCTTGACGTTCTTGAAGCTGGTGGTTCTAGTGTGACTTTTGATGTTGGAATTAGTACTGACATTGACGCTTTCTGTGATGGCGTTGATGGAAATGCTGATGCCATCTACAACTTTCACCCTACAGCTGCAGGTATCAACACTGTTATAGCTACTGATGCTATCCAAGTTAAAATCTTGGGTGCAAACTCTGCTGTAGTACGTTTTAGAGTTATTGCTTTGATTGCCGACATTGGTGATCCAACTACAATGGTTCAGACTGCTGCTGTTCAGACAGGTGTCTAGTAACTAACTTCGGGAGGGCAGGGCAACTTGCCCTCTTGACAAATTTTACTTTCCGTGTTAGCCTCTTGCCAACTTAGCAGGGAAATACAGGGAGTATACAAATGCCATATTTAATAAGTAACATACCACACTTTAAGTGTTGGGTACGAAAAGAATTTACACATAACCACCAAATGTATCACGGTGAATATTTACACGCACTAGCAATAGCCGTGAACACAGTGCCAGATAGATGTCTTAGTTTTCAGGTTGTATTTACAGGATGTGAAAGCGATGATGACGAAAACGAACAAAACGTACATGGTGGTGCAATGTGGGCAAGGATGCCAATAACAGCACTCGTTGCTGATATACCATACGAAGAGTGGCCGCAAAAGATGCCAACGCATTTGACCCAGCCGTGGGATTGCAGTTCACACCACCATTCGGTAATGAAATTAGATAGAGTTAGTTCTTCCCCGTGGATTTGCAAAATAGATGGGGAGTTTCACAAAGGACAATATCTGTTTACTGTAGACTACACAGAACATGACATAGCAGATGATCCTGCACAACACAAACAAAGTCACGTTCTACAGTTAATAGATGCAGGAGATTGGACAGGTAACATCGTTGCCCTACCAAACAACAGAGTAAGGGCAACAAGTCCTGCACTCTGGGAAACTGGCGAAGGACCTCCAGACTTTAGACCTAGTCAGTATATACATAACGCAGAGATTCACGAAACTTATCTTGATCCTGCAATAACTTTTAATAATTTATATGTGGAGAATGACGAATGATGGGCAAGAAAAAAATGATGAAGGGTGGCGGCAAAACCAAAAAGTACATGGCTGGTGGTGGCAAAACCAAGAAGATGATGGCTGGTGGTGGCAAAGTATCTATGTCACAAGTAAACGCCATGTTAAAATCAAAAGGTATGAAAGCTGTTAAGGCTTAGTCAATGACTAAAAAACGTGGAAGCATGAAAGGATATAGCATCAAGAGTGGTGACAAGCGACCTACTAAGTCTGGAGCAGGGATGACTAAAAAAGGTGTTGCAAAATACCGTAAAGAAAATCCCGGAAGTAAGCTCAAGACTGCTGTAACAGGCAAGGTCAAACCCGGAAGTAAAGATGCAAAAAGACGTAAATCCTTTTGTGCTAGATCGGCAGGTCAAATGAAAAAGTTTCCTAAAGCTGCTAAAAATCCAAATAGCAGATTACGACAAGCAAGAAGAAGATGGAAATGTTAGCAACAATTAATTTTACAATGTTTAGGATACTAAACAAAATAAGCAATAAATTCTACAGACAATATGTAAAACAATTACATAAATCTCAAGGGAGAATTTGATGGAAAATATGGTATTAGATGCGTGGAATGATTTATCCTACTTAGAAGGTGCGTTGTTTACTGC